GCCCTGAAAGAGGGGTGATAATTATGCCCATCGAGGAAATGCTCGCTCTAGTAAAAGAGCGCCTAAAAATAGAGGACGACAGCAAAGACCTGCTCATTGAAGACGTTATCCGCGAATGTCTGAGCTACTGCAACCTCAAAGAGCCGCCGGCAGAACTGGAACCATTTATCCGCCGCAAGGTCAAAACCATCATTGACTATGAGGCCGAGACCGGAGGTAGTTCAGTATTTGACGTGACCTCAATAAAAGAGGGCGATACCTCTATAACCTACAACACAAGCGAGATTTCCAGAGAAACAATCTATGGGCTGTCTGAAAAAGACAAGCAGGCCTTGATGCGATTCCGGAGGTTACGAAGATGAGCGTATTGCAAAGACTATGGAAAGACCGAATGGATATATACCGTTGGGTTGAGGTTGTAGAGGGCGGCTTCACGAAACAGAAAAAGGAGAAGGTCCACGAAAACGTCAAATGCCACTATAGCAAAGGTCAACTGGTTAACACGGGAGAAGACAGTGTACCCACATTGATAACTTCTCACACTTTGTTTTGTGGTCCAGATGTGGACCTTCGGGAAGGTGATGAGGTGGTTGTTACCCAGCGGAATGGCAAGCATGTAACCCTGACTGTAGGTGAAGGTTTCCCGTACAGCACTCACCAGGAGTTTTCCGTGAAACGAGAGGATACAGCATGAGCAGCAGTAATTATCGCAGAAATAAAGCTTTTATTGATAAATATAGAAAAGAGCTTAAAGCTATGTTAGGAGATATATCACAAATAGATGTACGATGTCTTAATAAGGCTGTTAACGTAGGGCTTGCTGATGCAAAAAGAAATACGCCGGTAGTTACAGGTTTTATGCGGAGAAGCTGGGCCGTTTCACCAACAAGGAAAAAAGCCTCTGGTGTAGAGAAAGAGATTTTTAACACTGCAGACTATGCCTCTTATGTGAACTACGGCCACAGAGTTGTGAACCGCAAAGGTGAAACAGTGGGATTTGTCAAAGGTAGATTTATACTAGAAAAGGCTATGAATAAGGTTGACAAACAGCTTGTAAAAGAATTTAAAAAAGAAGTGGAGAGGGTGAGCAAGAAACATGATAAGTGAAATAAAACAAGCAATTGCACAAAAGATATTGGAGTTGTATCCGGAAGTTACTGTCTACGATGAAGATATACATCAAAATTTCAAAACACCCTCTTTCTTGGTTACCGTAATTGAACAAAGTTATGGAAAAAGGTTAGCGGATAAGTACAACAGTACAGTTAGCTTTGACGTGGCTTATTTCAGCGATAAAAAGAAGAACGAGATAAAATCAGATTGCCAAGCAGTAATGGTGAATCTGCTTCGGGCCTTTGACCTGCTGGATACATTTCGGGCCCGAAACTTACAGGCGAATATCACAGATAACGTATTGCATATAACTTTCAACGTGAATTATTCGGAGATAAAGATAGAAGAATTTGTAAAAATGCAAAAGCAAACCACAAACGAATATGCGAAGGAGTGATAATATGGGTGGAACCTGGACCAGTCAAAATAAAATATTGCCTGGTGCTTATATCAACTTCCTGACTAATGCCCCTCTCTCAATTACAGTTGGTGACAGGGGCATTGTTGTTATACTGCAGGAAATGAGCGTAGGCACCAAGGGAGAAATGTATCGTATAACGGCCTTGGACCAGAGCGAATGGCCGGAAGGCGTGACTGCAGAGGATAAACTTCTTGCAAACGAGGCCCTGAAGGGAGCGCAGACGGTAATAGTCTACAACCTAGGTCAAAACCATATAGCAGATGATGTACAGGAAGCACTAGAAAAATTACAAACAGAAAACTTCAATGTGCTTTGTTATCCGTATGATGACGAAGGCTCTGCCGCAATAAAATCTGCTATCCAGACTTGGGTTGAGGCTATGCGCGATGACGAGGGTGTTAAGATCCAGGCAGTTTTGGCCAACCATGACGCGGACTATGAAGGCATAATCAACGTCACCCAGGGCGTAAAACTGGCAGATGGAACGGAGCTTACACCAGCTCAAGCTACCGCATGGGTGGCAGGTGTAACTGCTGGAGCCAATATAAATCAATCCAACACTGGTAAGAAATACGTTGGCGCTGTTGATGTAATACCCAGGATGACCAAATCGGAGATGGAAACAGCCATCGAAAACGGGGAATTTATCTTTAAAGTAGATACTGCACAGAATGTTACTGTTGTATACGATATTAACTCTCTGACCAGTATTACTCCAGAAAAAGGCAAACAGTTTACTAAGAACAGGCTAATCAGGACCATAGACGGCATTAACAATGATATAACGACCATATTTGAATCAAATTATGTAGGAAAAGTAAATAATAACGAAGATGGCAGGTCCTTATTAAGAGCTACATTGATAGAATATTTCAATGAATTACAAAGGCTTAACGCTATTCAAAATTTTGCTCCTGAAGATGTCACAGTTTCACCTGGGCAAGATTCTGATGCAGTTGTAATTGACTGCTACATCCAGCCGGTAGACAGTGTTGAGAAAATCTATATCACGGTAAACCTGTCGTAAAGGAGGGGGTAAGGCATGGCTGAAAATTATACTAGATTAGCAGATACTATCTCCTCACACGAGGGGAAGGCGTATATCACCATAAACGGGCAAAATAGAGAGTTATTTGAAATATCGGCTTTGACAGCTCAAATTGACCTAATAGTGCAGGAGAGAAGGATGCTTGGCCACCGAATGACCCAGCACAAAGTAGTTGGGGCTACAGGGACAGGCTCTATGACAATGTATTTTATGAATAGCGAAATGCTGAATCAGGCCATCCAGTATATACGATCTGGGCAGTTTAGAGGTTTTAAGGTTCAGGTAAAAAATGAGGACCCAGCAAGTACTATCGGTAAGCAGGAAGTTGTGCTTTTGAATGTTATTCCGACTTCCATCCCTGCTACTGTAATAGATGATCAATCAGATGATCCAATTACATTTGATACAGATTTCACCTTTGATGATATTGAGATTTTAGAAAGTTTTGCGCTACCGGAAAATTACAGATAAGGGGTAGGTGATTCGCCTACCCCTTATTAAGAAAATTTTAGGAGGGATAATGTATGAGTTCGTTGAAAGCTTTTCTAAACCCTATTCAGGTTGAAAATAAAGAAGTGATTGTTTCTAATAGATTCCAGGAGGATGGTAAACCTGTTCCCTTTATAATTAGGCCTATTACCCAAAAAGAAAACGAACAATTAATAAGGAAATATACCAAAAGGGATAAAAGAGGGATTGAAATACTTGATCGCACAGAGTATATTCAAGCTTTAACAGCAAGTGCAGTAGTCTTTCCGGACTTAAAAAATGCTGAATTACAGAAAGCTTATGGTGTATTAGGAGAAGTAGAACTTTTAAAAGCGATGTTATATGTAGGTGAGTTTGCCGAATTGTCTCAGGCAGTACAGGAGCTTAGTGGACTTGATATAGATATAAATGAGGAGATTGAAGAGGTAAAAAACGAATAAGGCAAGGTGATGCTGAGTTTAACTTGGCTCACTTTGCCTTACAGAAGCTCCGAATCTTGCCTTCTACGTTGGCCAATATGAGTGACAGAGAGAAGGCTTTTATTTATGCCAGCATCCAATTGCGCATAGAAGATGAGAAAAAAGAAGCAAACAAACTTAAGGCAACCGGGAGAGCCCGCCCGAGAAGGAGGCGACGATAATTGGCCACATTAAAAGCAATGTTTAAATTGTTTGATGGATATTCGTCGACAATTGATAAAATAAATCGTAAAACAGATGAAGCTACAAATAAAATATTAGACGCAAGCGGAGTAACGGATAAATTCAATAAAAAATTAGAAAATACTGGTGCAAGTGCTACTAAAGCAAGTAGTGGCTTAGGTAAGTTGATGGGTACAGTGGTAAGCCTTGCTGCAATAAAGAAAACATTAGATTTAGCTGATGAAATGACCCAAACTACTGCCAGGCTTAATCTCATCAATGATGGATTGCAAACTACTGCAGAATTACAAGATATGATAATGGCATCAGCTAATCGTTCCAGAGCCTCTTATGCAAGCATGGCTGATGTAGTTGCAAAATTAGGATTAAGGGCAGGTGATGCTTTCAATAATTCTAATCAGGAGATAATAGCATTCGCTGAAACTCTTAACAAGATGTTTGTAATAGCTGGTGCAAGCCAAGAAGAAATGAGATCCGCCAGCCTGCAGCTCACACAGGCCTTGGGTTCTGGTGTACTCCGTGGCGAAGAATTGAACGCTGTATTTGAGGCAGCGCCCAATATTATTCAGGCTATTGCGGATTATATGAAAGTTCCTATTGGTCAAATAAGGAATCTGGCAGCGGAGGGTCAAATTACTGCTGATGTCGTTAAAAATGCATTGTTCGATGCGGCCGGTAAGGTTGATGAGCAATTCAGGAATATGCCGATGACATTCGGGCAAGCCTGGACCATCATACAGAATAGTTTGTTAGAAACATTCCTGCCGCTTATACAAACTATAGCTAAAGGAGCGCAGTGGATAGGGGATAATTGGAAAACGCTTGAGCCTATATTTTATGGAGTAGCAGCCGGAGTAGGAGCTTATGCTATCGCAATGGGAATTAGTAATGCAGTAACATGGTTAGGAGTAGAAGCTAATAGAGCATTAATTGCTACAATGTTAACTAACCCTTGGACATGGGTTGCAGTTGGTATTGGTATAGTAGTAGCCGCGCTTTATAAGTGGGTTCAATCAGTAGGTGGGATAAGAATAGCCTGGATGATAGCCGTTGATAAGATACTTACTGGCTGGGATTTGATTAAGATTGGATTTATGACGGGAGCATATGCAATCCAGGATTTTGTTGGCGGTATGAAAGTTAACGTATTAACCAAGATCCAGGACATGGTTAATGGTGCAATAGATTTAATCAATGAGCTTATAAAGACTGTCAATAAAATACCAGGCATTTCTTTTGATACTATTGATAAAGTAACCTTCGGCACTACTGCACAGATTGAATATGAGACTCAAGTTGCAGCAAGAAAGGCTAAATTAGATAGCATGATGACAGCTGCAAGGCTGGCATCAGGACAAAGACAAGCGGAAATCGAATTGGCGAAAAAAAACCTAGGAGGAGATAAAGGACTAGGTATTGATTTTGGCACTTTAGGCAATCCGTTGATTGTAGAAGGAGCCGGCAAGAACGGAGCCATAGCAGTCGATATGAGCGATGAGGACCTAAAGTATCTTCGTGATATAGCTCAACGAGAATATATTAATAAGTTTACTACTGCCACACTCGCCCCGAATATACAAATAAGCTTTGGAGACGTTCATGAAACCGCTGATGCTGATAAGGTGGCCAAGAGAATAAGAAAGATACTCCAGGAAGAAATCGCAATGGCAGCAGAAGGGAGTTATGCATGATGAGTTATGCGGTGTTTTTTGATAAAGATAATACCACCTATAGGCTTCCTACTAATCCAGAA